ACAAAACCATTTTCTTTTGAATATGATCAGGAAGATGAACTGGCACCTCCTGATCATACCAGTTCTTATATACACCTTTAGGTGCAATAAGAAGGAGGCCATTTATCTGGCCTTTATCATAAAGCATTGCGGCATTATCTAGTAATACCTTTGATTTACCCGTACCCATTTCCATGAAATACGCAAAATTTTCTTTGTCCCAAGATGCTTCTAATGCATCTAATTGATGTTTGTATGGTTTAGTTTTAAACTTATAATTCATAATCTATTTACTTTTCTTTCTATTTGCTATAGTAATATAAAAAAAGGAAGAAGTCAAATGAAAATTTTAAAAAGATTCAATCATGAATAGTAAAGTATATTTACTACAAGATATACCTATAGATAAATTTACCGGACAACCTAAATATAATATTATAGGTGCAAGAAAATATGGTGAAATTGAAATAATGTTTAAAGCATTAGAACAAATAATGTTTTCACCTGGACCTTTTATATTTAGTATTAGACAGAAATTAAAAAATTTTACAGAAGATGATTATTTATTGTTAAATGGTGATCCCGCTATTATTGGAGTAACTTGTGCAATTGCATCAGAAATGACAAATGGAAAATTTAAACTTCTTAAATGGGACAGACAAGAAAAAACCTACTACCCGATAGAAATAAATATATATCAAAAGTAGACTTGACAAATCACTTATTAGTGATTATACTAAGGCCATGAAAGTTAAAAAGTTAAATTTAGGAGAAAATATATGATTATAGATATGCGTAAAGATGCACCTGATCAATCTAATAACATTGATCCAGATAAACTTTCAACAGAAGTTGAAAAGTTACAATCCATACAACAACAAATAAAAGATTTGGAAGATAGAGTTAAAGATCTTAAAGAAGATGAGAAATACTTTAGCTGTAGTATTATTCCAAAATTAATGGAAGACATGAACTTGGCTAGTTTAAAACTAAAAGATGGTTCAGAGTTAACTGTTAAAAAAATTTATAGTGCCTCAATGAAAGCTGACAAAAAAGCTGAGGCGATACACTGGCTTCGAGACAATGGCTTAGGTGATATAGTAAAAAATAATATTACTGTATCCTTTGGTCAAGGCGAAGATAACAAGGCTGTCGATTACGCTGGCCTTGCGAGGTCGAATGGGTATGAACCTATCCAAGAGGAGAAAGTTCACCCATCGACACTCAAAGTAGTTATGAAGGAATGGAAAGACAAAGGTCAAGAAGTTCCGGAAGAACTATTCAATACTTTTGATGGAAATCAAACGTATTTAAAAAATAAAAAATAAACTAATAACTCAATAAGGAGATATAACTATGGCAAATACAAATGCTATGACTAATAAAGATAATGCAGGTGCATTATCTACTATCAATCTAAGAGGAGACTCTGGAAGAGGTAGTGAAGAAATAAAATCGGACGATATGTCGACACCGATTTTAAAAATCCTACATCAGCTATCGCCTGAATGTAATCAATCTAATGCTAAATATGTAGAAGGTTCTAAACCTGGTATGATCTATGCAAAAGGTTTGGGTACATTAATAGATGGTAATAAAGGTGTGGAATTACTTGTTGCACATGTGCAAACAAGATTTCCAGAGTGGCAGGAAATGGGAGACACAGCGGCTCCACCTGTTGCAACACATTTAACAGTACCAAGTGATGCTGTTGAAGAAAGAAATGGTAAGTACAGACTGACCAATGGTAATTATTTAGAAAAAACTGCATATTTTTATGTAGTAGTTTTAGGTGATGAACCTAGACCTGCAGTAATTACTATGAGATCATCTAACTTAACACCTGCAAGAGAATTAAATCAGTTGATAAAAAATCTTAGATTTAAGGATGACAAAGGTGTTTATAATCCGGCTGCATATGCAGCAGTTTATAATTTAAAAACTGTTGGTAAAGTTGCGGGAAGCAAAAGTTGGCATGTTTATAAACCATCTATGTCTAGAGCTTTGGACGTATCTAAAAAAGAAGATGCGGACTTATATTTAATGGCGCAGGAGTTTCAAAAATCTGTGTCTAAAGGTTCTGCTAAACCTGAATATGAGAAAAGCGATAAACCAAAAACTGAAGATATTATATAATTCACTAAGTGAATACTTCGGAGATGGAGTGGCGACGGGAGACTGTCGCCATTCTCTAAAAATATAGAGAGATATAGATATGAATGATTTTATAAAATGTTTTACGGGGTTACAACGTAATTTTGGTTTTTGTAACATAAGTAATGGGTATAAAGATCCTAATACAGGTAAAATAAAATTTAATGCCGGTGACTATGGTTGGTCAGGTAAATCAATTACACAATTTGATTACAAACAACATTTAGATGGAACAAAATCTATAGGTATTCAACCTTGTGATGACAATGGTTTAGCATGTTTTGGTGCAATAGATATTGATCCTAAGGTATATAAAGACTTAGATATAAAAAAATATTTGGATACTATCCAAAAAAAAGAATTACCTATAATACCAATTAAATCAAAAAGTGGTGGACTTCATTTATATTTATTTACTAAAGAATTTGTTAAAGCCAAAATTATTAGAGATTTTTTAGAACAAGTATTATTTTTATTTAAGTTACCAATCACAACAGAAATATTTCCTAAGCAAACTAAACTAGGAAGTGATACAAATGGTAATAAAGTAAATGGTAATTTTATAAATTTACCCTACTTTAATAAAAGTGAAAGAGTAGCACTAGATCCTTCTGGAAAAGAAATGCCATTAGATTTATTTTTAAAAGTTGTAGAAATAAATAGAACCACTGTTGAAAAATTAGAAAACATATCAGATGATTTAATTAAAAAAGAATTAACAGGTGGTGCAGAAGAATTTAAAGATGGTCCACCATGTTTAGAAATTTTATCTAAAAACAAAATGAAAGATGGTAGAGATAGATTTTTATATAACTACATGGTTTTTGCTAAGAAAAAATATCCTGATAATTGGGGTAAGATGGTTTTAAAAGCAGGTAGAAACTATTTTGAGTTTGATGAAATATGGACCGATAATTATATTGAAAAAAAAATAAAACATTGGGAGAAACAAGAAAAAGGACATACTTGTCACGATGATTTATTGGCACCTGTATGTATTAAATCAGAATGTGTTAAAAGAAAGTTTGGAATTATTTCTGATAAAAAAATTAATTGGCCATTAATGACTAATTTAATTAAGGTAGATTTTAAACCTGATCCTGAATATTATTTTACAGTAGAAAGAGAAGATGGGGAAACAGTTCAAGTACATGCAAAAGATGTAAATAAAATAAAAGATCAACAAGAACTAAGGGGTTTGATAATGGCTCAAGCAGATTTTCCACCTCCTCCTATAAAAGGAATGGACTTCTTTGAAATACAAAAAGCATTATTCTCAACCATTGATACAGTGCAACCGGCTCCAGGGACCACACCTATGGAAATATTAAAGAAACATTTGAAAGATTATATACATAGTACAGAAGCTACAAGTCATAACTCTTTTAAAAGTGGTAATGTATTAAAAGATGATAACCATGCTTATTTTGTATATGATGAATTTTTTAATGATTTAAAAGATAATGAGTGGAAAAAAGATTCTTCTAGAACTTCTTATATGATTGAAAAAATGTTTGAGAAAGAAAAAGATCATATGCCTAAACCACAGTTTGGTAAGAAGAAAAGATTTCCAGGTAAGGATAAAAAAACAGACAAACCTTATCCAGGTGTAAATGGTTGTGCAGTTATTCCATTATATTTATTTAAGAAAGATGAAGATGACGCTGATATAGTTGAATTAGCTGAATTCAAAAAACCAGAGGAAATTGTATAATGATATATAAATACTTTGGTCCTCCAGGTACAGGTAAAACACATAAGTTAATTAGTAGAGCTAAAGCATATATTAGAGTAGGAACTCCATTAGATAGAATAGGTTACTTTGCTTTCACTAAAAAGGCAGCTAAGGTTGCTAAAGAAAGAATGCCAGTAGAAAATGATAAGTTAAATTATTTTAGAACACTTCATTCTTTTGCTTTTCAACAATTAGAATTAAATGACTCTATGGTTATGCAACCAGACGACTATGTTAAAATAGGAAAAGAACTAAATATAAAAGTTAAACATTACGATAAATACAATCAAGAAGAAATTTTTTATTTAAACATTGATAGTCCATATTTTAAAATGATTGGTAGAGCAATAAATAGAGACATAAATATAAGAGAAGAATATGATAGAAGTGAACATAATAAAAAAGAAATAGAATGGTACATATTAGATAATTTAGATAAAAATTTAAAAGAATATAAAAGAATTACAGGTAAATTAGATTTCAATGACATGATTGAAAGATTAATTAACAAACCTGACTTACCAAAATTTAAAACTATATTTATAGATGAAGCTCAAGATTTATCTCCATTACAATGGAAATTATTTGATACATTAAAAGAAAATACAGAAGATATGTATTTAGCAGGAGATGATGATCAAGCTATTTTTGCGTGGGCAGGTGCAGATGTTGATAGATTCATTGAAGAACCTGGAAAAGAAAAAGTTTTAAAATATTCTAAGAGAGTATCTAAAGCAGTTCAAGAAGAATCTGAATTACCTTTAGAAAGAATTAAAGGTTTAAGAAAAGAAAAAACTTATTATTCAAGAAACTACCAAGGTGAGTGTTTAAGGATAAATAACTTAGATCAAATAGATCTAACAGAAGATAGATATTTAATATTAACTAGAACAACACATAGATTATTGCAAATCACTGAAGAATTAAGAAAAAGAAATTTATATTATCAAAGTAATAAAGGTAAAAGTTTTACTGTAAGATTATATAATGCATCTGTAAACTATAATTCATGGTGCAGAGGAATAGAATTAGAGGATAAAGAAATAAAACAGATAACAGAATTTACTGGTTTACCAAAAGAAAAATGGAATAGTAATGTAGATTGGTTTGAAGCATTTGAACAATCAAAATTATCTGAAAGAATTTATATTAAAGAAATGCTTATAAATGGTGAAAATTTAGATGAAGATGCTCGTATATATGCTTCTACAATTCATGCAGCTAAGGGTGGTGAAGAAGATAATGTTATTTTATGTCTAGATTTAGGAAGAACAATAAAGAAATCAGTTAAAAAAAGTGATGAAAAAAATGATGAAGAACATAGAGTTTGGTACGTAGGAGCAACACGTGCAAGAAACAATTTATATAAATTAAAAGGTAAAACAAAAAAGAATGAATACAAACACTTTAGCTAGATTATACAATAAGTATAAACAGAACGGGATAGAGATATTACTCAACGGCGGTATAGCAGCGTCGGATAAAATTGATTTGGTTCTCGACTCCCATACAATCATCACCGAATCAATAACTGCTATAACAAAAGGAGAAACATGAGAATACTAACAAGCGATATACTAATAACAATAACATTAACATTTTTTATAATTAACATAATGGAGGTTCTAAAATGATAAAAATAATAGAGTTAGAAAAAAGAGAAGATAATTTTTTTGTTATCTACGAAAAAAATAATGAGACATTTACATTCAATGGTAATGCAGAAGAATGTTTAAATGAAATAACAGGAGAAAAATATGAGCAATAAAGATATGTTTGATAAATCATTTCCACAAGACAAACAAATTGGAGGATCACATTACAAAGACTTTCATATTCAACCATATGAATTTATTTCTAAGAATGACCTTTCTTTTTTTCAAGGAAACGTTATAAAATATGTATGTCGTTATATGAATAAAAATGGCATACAAGATTTAGAGAAAGTAATTCATTACTGTGAATTAGAAATTAAAAAGTTAAAAGATACAAAAGGTAAAAAATAATGTTAATGCCAACTACAGAATGGATAGCACCTACAGAATTTCCTGATCTAAGAAAAGCAAATGAGATTGCAATTGACTTAGAAACCAGAGATCCTGATTTAAAGAAACTGGGTTCAGGTGCCATTATAGGTAATGGTGAAGTTATAGGTATAGCTGTTGCTGTAGATGGATATAAAAATTATTTTCCAATTGCACATGGTGAAGGTCCTAACATGGACAGAGATAAAGTATTAAGATGGTTTAAAGATGTTTGTGAATCACCTGCTACAAAAATATTTCACAATGCAATGTATGACGTATGTTGGATTAGAAATCTTGGTATAAAAATTAATGGTTTAATTATAGATACTATGATTGCAGCTAGTATTATAGACGAAAATAGATTTCAATACTCATTAAATTCTTTATCTTGGGTGTATTTAAATAAAGGTAAGAATGAATCTTTACTTACTAAAGCAGCTAAAGAAAGAGGACTAGATCCTAAAGCAGAAATGTGGAAACTACCTGCAAGTGAAGTAGGTGGATATGCAGAAGAAGATGCGGCCCTAACTCTAGAACTTTGGAATACATTTAAAAAAATTATTATTGAAGAAGATCTACAAGATATATTTAATCTTGAGACTGATCTTTTCCCTTGTTTAGTTGATATGCGCCACCTAGGTGTTCGGGTAGATATAGAGAAAGCTGATCAATTAAAAAAAGCAATGGCAATAAAAGAACAAAACTTATTACAGCAAATAAAAATAGAAACAGGAGTAGACACTCAGATATGGGCTGCAAGATCGATTGCAGAAGTTTTTGAAAAACTGAAGCTACCCTATAGCCGAACTGAAAAGACGGACTCTCCTTCATTTACTAAAAATTTTATTTCTACACATAGTCATCCTGTGGTTCGTATGATAGCAGAAGCTAGAAAAATAAACAAGGTCAGTACAACTTTTATAGATAGTATTTTAAACCACTCACATTTAGGTAGAATACACGCAGACATTAATCAAATTAGATCTGATGATGGGGGAACAGTTACAGGAAGATTTTCATATGCAAATCCTAATTTACAACAGATTCCGGCACGTGATCCGGATACAGGCCCATTAATAAGATCATTATTTATACCTGAAGAAGGTTGTAAGTGGGGTACATTTGATTATTCACAACAGGAACCGAGATTAGTTACACACTATGGAATAAGATTTGATTATGAATCAGCAGAAACAATTGCAGAAGCATATCATAATGATCCTAA